GGACGCTCATTGACCAGAATTCCGACGGCGCCAACCCCATGGCCCCGACCGCGTTTTTATAGGCCGCGCGGATCACATCCCGGCCCCCTACTTTTTTTTCGGGTCGGCCCCATTGTCGAAGCCTGCCACCTGTTCATCCGACGCCAGCAACCGCGTGAAATACTCACCTACAACCTGCATGGTCTGGACGGCGCCAAACCGCATCGCCGCGCGGCCGATCTCATCAACCGTCACGCCTTGCGACTTGGCGCCGACTGCCAGGATTTGCACGCAGGCGCGCAACCCAAGGTCAATTTCGCTGTGGTAGCCCTCCTCCGTGTTTTCCCGCGTCGCCTCGCGTGCGATGGCCATCGGATCGAAGCCCGCGTCAACCAGGTCGCCCCATGTTGCCCAATCCGTCGAAAGCCGCAGGTCCAACGCGCCGACCGAAACCGCATATTCACGCATTGCCACCCCCTTTAAGCCGATGCGCTATAGGTCACGGCGCCGGTCGATTCGAACGTGCCCGAGTATTCCGCCGCGCCGTCGTGATTGCCGGAAATCTCAAACGACGTCACGTGGAACGTGCCGTTCAAGTTCCCCGGCGTCGTCAATGACGACGGCAGCGTCGCGACGATTGTCTTGCCCGTGACGCTGGCCGCCATGGCATCGGCGAGAACGTCCTCGCTGTCCGCAATGCCGGACAACGTGACGCTGATAGATTGGACCACCGGATCAGCAAGGAACGTCCGCCACCCGCTGTCGTCGTCTGACGTGATGTCCGCGTGTTGATTGTTGACGGTCAAGCCACGGGTTTTCAGCCCGGCCACCGTAGTGCTGTCCCATGTGAATGTAAGGGCGCTGCCCTTGTGTCCGGTCGTCGCCATCGTTGTTACTCCTCTGTGATGGTCAGCGTATAATTCGCCACAAGATGCCGCAATCGCCCGTCAGGCTCCGGCGCCATGGATGTCGTGCTATGTTGGCAATCCACGACGTTGATGCCCGTCCGCGTTAAAGACGCCCGATCAAACAACGCCGCGATTTCAGCCGCGATGTCGTAGCATTCACTGTCCGTCGTAGACCGCGACCAAACGTGGAAGCCCAACGGACCTTGAAGGCCGACGAAATCATCCGCCGACCATTCCAACATGTCGCCAAGTTCGACTTCGACGAAGGGAAAGTTCTGGCCCGGCAAACCCGATGGCAGGTCAGGGACATATTTGTAAACCGTCGCCGACGATACCCGCGCGCGCCCGTAAACCGTCGCGCCCGTGCGGTCTAGCACCAAGGCATCCGCGGCGGTCAGCACCGCGCCATGCGCCACGATGTAAGCCATATCATACGCGTGTTTCGCCAGCTTGCTCATTTTTCAAGCCTCTGTCGTATCCGCTGCATTGCGTGACCGACGGAAATTGCGAACGCCCGCGCCAACCATGGCCGGCGTTTCATCCTGCCCGTCCCGAATTCAAGATAGGCCCCATACTTAACGTTTGTCCCGACGCTAACGCCGAATGGCTCGTCCGTCACGTCGTCGACGCCGATGGACGCCACCAGACGGCCCGTATCGGTATTCGGCGGCATCCCCGGCGCCGATGCCACATGCCGGCCATAACGACGGCCCCCTGACATATGGGCTTGAATTGACCGCTTGGCTTCCGCTTGTGTTTCAAACGCCAACGCCAGCAGCTCATCCGCAATCGCTTCTTCCGTGAACCTGGAATCATTGCGCAACGCATCCATCAATGCGTTTAGCGACTCGTCGTCGATCTTGACCCGGACGCTCAAGATGCCACTCCGTCGGCCAGGATCATCTCAACCCAGCGCCGCATCCCGTCAACATCGACGACCGCCGCAATCGAATATTCGCGCCCGTAAACCGTGGCCCGGTCACTATGCGTCCAATATGGCCCGCCGCTGCCATCGTCCACAAACCGCGTCAGCACCTTATACTGCGCGCCCGGCGTTGTGCGTGCCGCTTGCCACCGTTCACCACCGCCCAATGGCGTTACCTTGGCCCAGACGCCACCCGCCGGATCAGCCGCCCACGTCCGCGTCACGTCGCCAAGGCCGTCCGTTGTTTCCGTCACCCGCTCAACCGTTACCAAGGTGCGCAGGTCGCGCGCGCAAACACTTACAGCCATGCCAGCGAATCCACCCGTTGCCACGGCGCCAGGTTGCCGCGCAACCGCCCCAATATTTCACCGTTGCCGCACCCGTCGAACTTCGCCGCCACGAATTCCTTGATGGCCTCGACGATCGGCGCCGGGATCGACCCCGACCCGAAGCCGACGTCATAGCTGATTGAAACCGCGTCATGGTCGCGCAACGACGTTGGCCATGAATAGCCGTCGTTCAGATAAATCTTGTCGTCGCCGGCCTTGTATGACGCCGCAGCGAACACGGCAGCCGTGTTGTCCGCGTTGTAAGTCGTAACGCTGTTGATGGTCTGGACAGGCGAGAACGGCAGGTCAATCGCCGCGTGATCGCCCCGATAGTGCGTCAAGGAACCATCGTGAACCCCGCCGCCCAAGCCCCGGACCCACGCGTTAGGGTCGCCCGTCGCGAACCGATCCATGGTCAAGGTAAGCGTTTCAGTCAGAAGGCCCCTGCGCAAATATTGCTTGATCGCCTCCGTTGCCGCCGCGACATGGTCCGCTATCAGCGTATCGCTGTCCGTGCCGCTGACGCGAAGATACGACCGCATGTCCGCCGTGGCCACCGCCGCGCTATCCGCGCTGGTGGTGACTGCCACGCTTTTGCGATTGTGCATCGCGGCCCCCTTTCGCCTTGCCGTTGCCGACGATCCGCACGGCGCCCAAATCAATCAACGCCCCGATCAGATCAACCGGACAGTCATATTCCTTGCCGCGCATCCAGTGGACGATCTTGTGCCCGTCCAGACTGACCGGCGTCGTGTGCAACATCAAAACCCGCGTGGCGCCAGGGGCAGGCGCGCCGCCCCTGGCCTTTGTATAGCGCCGCGTCATCAAGTGGCGGCGCTGGTCGTGCCGACCGTGGCGGTGTGCTGCATCCGGCCATCAGCGAGAATGCCGACAACGGACACGACAGCATTCGTGCCGGTCGTGCCGGTCGCCGTCATGCGCACATAGCGCTTGGTGCCCCGGTAACCGATGGTCCCGATAACCTTGTTGTCATCGGTGTCAGCGGTGACCGTCAGGTCGCTTTCCACGCCGATCAGATCGGCATCAGCGACCGGCGTTGCCCCGGCGTCGGTCGTGTCGTCGCCGTCCTCGACTTCGAAGGCAAAGCCAGATGTCGTGCCGGCATCCGTGACCGTCCCGGTTGACACGATGAAGGTCAGGGAATCGAAGTCCTGGACGTCGATCCACTCCCCCTCCGCTTCTGTGGTGCCGGACAGCGTGGCGGAAAGCGCCATCACATATTCGGCAGGGTTGCGTTTGTCTTGCATTTTGCGTCTCCTCTCAGACCGCGACTTTGCCGATCTTGATGGCGTCGAAGTTCGTGACAGCGCCACCGACCTGCTTGGTCGTGTAGAATTGCACAAACGGTTTGGACGAATACGGATCGCGCAGGATGGTCAGGTCGGCGCCATCGACGATGGTGTAGCCCATCTCGAAATTGCCGTAAGCCACCGCCAAAGCGTTTGCCGCGACGGATGCAACGTCCGCCATGAACACGACAGGCTTGCCAAGCATTTGCAGATTGGCGGCGCCATCGCGCATCATGACCGGACCGAAGAAGTAGGAATCATTCCCCTTCAACTTGAGCGCCGCCCCGAAGGTGCCACGCTGCATAGCCCAAGTCGCGCCGGCTTGGTAGAATTCCGGCAGCGCATTCTGCACCGAAATCAGGCCATCGCCGTCCGTGCCCAGCGTTGCCGCCGTGCCCATGTTGACCTGTTCAACCTTGTCGCGTTCATAGGTGCCAGCCGTGCTCCATGCCGAATATGACATGATGCCTTTGGGCCGGTTGACCCCGTTGCCGGTGACAAATGCCGTGGCTTCCAGCCGGGCAAACTTGTCCGCAACCTTGCGGTTGAGCCAGGATTCGACATCGAACAGGCCAGACCGCAGGATTTGCGGCGTTGCCTTGGGCATCGCTTCCATGTTTTCAACCGGGATCGCGATCCGGCCGGTCTGCGGTGTCGCTGTGACGCCCCCGGTCGAACCCTCACCGGCCCAAGCCGCCGCCGCCTCGTCGTCATCGACAATGACATCAAGCGATGTGCTTTCCGTCACCTCGACGCTGGCCAAGGCACGCATGGGCGATGTCTCGAAAACACGGGTTGCCATCCGGGCCAACAGCTCGGGATAAACCAACGCGCCGCCGTCTGGAAAGACGTCAGTGGAAAGCGCCTTGATGGCGAAACCACCCTTGCCTTCAGCGGTCATCAACTTGACCAGTTCGGCCTTGCGTTCGGTTTCGCGGCCCTCGCCGCCTGTGCTGATGGTCGCCCGTTCCAACGCCGCGCCGGTCTTGGCTTGCGCGTCTTGCAGTGCTTCCATCTTGGTCGTGACTTCCGCCGCCATCTTGTCGAAGCGGTCTTGCGTCACGACGTCCGCGAAATTGAACCCTTTCAGTTCATCCACGTCCTTGCGCAGCGGAACCAGCGCCTGGTTGATGCCTTCAACCAGCCCCTTGATCTCTGCGGCGTTGTTGCTCTGTTCAGCCATTGTAAGCCTCCAAATTTTGCAACGTTTCAGCCAAAGTCCGTTTGATGTCGTCGGCATCCCGCAGATCGAAATCCGGCCCCAACACCCCTGCATCCCGCAGGTGACGTTGATACCCCTTGAACCCGTCCGCCGCGATTGTTTTCGCGGCGGTCCGGTCAAATCCCATGCCCCTGATAGCGCGCTCGAATTCACGCTCCGTCATGTCAGCGCCGCACTTGAAGGCTGTCACTTGCGCCAATGCGTTGGCCGGCACCGTGACCAGCGAGACCTCGACAAGATCAACCGCCTTGAGCACCCGCACCCCGGCGTCCATCGCGTAATCAACCACCCTGTATCCGATCGACAAGCCCGACAACGCGCCGGCCTTGATCAGTTCATAAGCATCGCGGCCCTTGCTGGCGCCGACCGCCAGCTTGCCCCGCAAGAAAAGCCCGTTTGGATCTTCCGCCGCGTGCGTCCAGACGCCAACCGGCTCCCGGCTGTCATGTTGCCACAGCATCTTGGGCAGCGTCGCACCTGCGCCCATCGACGTCGCGAACGCGCCCTTTTCCAGCCGGTCGCCTTGGCTGTCCACGTTGCCAAAGACCGCCCCGTAACCGCTGATTTCCCCCGGGCCTTCGCCCGCGTCAAATTTCAGATCAAGTGTTTTGCGTTCCATTTTGCCTCACTCGCCGATAGCCCACCGTGCACCGGCAGTTGATGACATTCCCGGCCGTCCCATTCGGATCGCCCGGATGCATCATCGGCTCCTTGCCGCCGTATTTTGTCGGCACCATGAACGGCATCCCGATCGGCACCCGCGTGCCGTTCATCACCCGGTGATTGTGCGAATCAACGACGCCGTCCGATTCCCCGAAGTCCCGCGTGCGCCCGTCTTGCACCGACAGCCATTCTTTTTCCATCGCGAACCTGGCCCGCCGCGCCACCTCCATCGACGCGAATTCGCTGGCCTGGTGCGTTTCCGTCCTCGCTATTACCTGCGCCCGCAACCTGGCAATTTCCGGTATCGCGTCCATCATAAGCCGCGCAATTTCCTCCACGCCG